TGGAAAGTATCTTGACCAACTGCTCTCACCATTTGTAGTGGAACATATGGACAATAGAACATACCAGCGTCATAAGGTGAAGTACCTTTGTAACCAACTACATAGTATTGTGTAGCTGAGCTGTTTGCACTATATGGGTCAATATATACTTTGTATCTGCCGTTAAGAACACCAGCAAAAGTATTGCCTGTGTCATCAACATTTAGATTATTGTTTAATGCAGGTGTGTAATCAAGTACGCCAGCCATTTGCAACGCAGAAGCAACATCTGAAGAACAGATAATCATGTTACCTTTTCCTCTTCTTGTTCTTTGTGCAATTCTGTTAGCATCTCTTTCCAACTGGAACATCAAACCTTTAAATCTCTCAACTGACCATCTACCGTTTGAGTCCGTATCTAAATCAAAGATACCAGCAGTAGTTGTGTTGACAGCAGCACCTTTCTCAGCGTTGATGTAAACAGTTCTAACAACTTCTCTGTTGATTTCCGCAAGGATTTCAGCAGATAAGATATTTGCTAATTCTGTTTCAGCATCTAAACCGTGAATTGCTTTAAGGTCTTGTGCTAGTTCCATAGTGTACTCTGCTTTAAGAGCTCTTGATTTAGCAGTAACAGTCGATTTCTCGATTGAGAATGCCATTTCAGCGAAAGCGTTTCCGCTATCATCGCCTAGAGCTTCAGCAGCGGCAGTTGTCATTGCAGTACCTTTTGTGTAAGTACCAGCAGATGGACTGTCGTTTAGAGCACCTGGATTATTGTTAGGCGAACCTGAGTGTGCAGTTTGCGAGTACCCAGTGTTAGTGCTTGAACCAGCAGCATTTCTTCCTGAGAAGTCTGTGTCTGCTTCGTCAAACATTGCTTCGTTGCCTGTTTGGTTAGTATATCTGCTTCTCATTGCAAAGATAAGTCCAGTTGGACCAGTCATTGGCTGAACGCCAGCGATATCATATGCAATCAAATTCGGCATAGCTCTTCTTACTAGAGAAATTAGGATTGGATCCCAATTCGCTACTGAAGAACCAGTCGCATTTGTTGGAGCAGCTTCTGTCATGTAAGCTCTATCTTCTTTAAGAGCATTCTCTTGGTTTTCCAAGATTACAGATGTAACGGCTCGTCTGTAAGAGTCCTTGATTTCTGGTAAATCCGGGTGCTCTAATACAGGCTGCCATTTCTTTTCATGTGTTTCTGAAAGATACATTGTTTCTCTCTCCTATTTATTTATTATTGACAATTTTCATGTCTTTAGTTTTACTTATAGCAGCAGTATAAGCAGCCATTGCATTTGATAAGTCAACATTATCTGTTGACGAACCTGCCGCCACATCATCAAGCTCTTCACTTACTTCTGTTTTCTTACCAAAATAACTTTCCTTGATAGTCGTTACTTTAGTCTTGAATTCTTCTGTATTTGAAGCATCAATCTCTTCAGCCAACTTGAAAAACTTTTCTTTAGAAGTGTCTGCTAAGTCTTCCGCAGCTTCAGCTACGATTGCCTTTTGGACATAACTAGAGTTAGTTTGGTTAAGTTGAACATTTTTTTCGATTTGCTCGTTGAGTTTCTTTTCGAGGTCTTCGATTTTACCTGCTTGGTCTTCCAATACATTGTACTTTTCATCTGGTACATCTATGTAATGGTCTTCAAACAATTTCTTTAGACCTGAAATGAAGTCTTCAGCGATTTCGCCTTTAATTCCTCTTTCTAAAGCAAGCTCGTTGTCTTTCATCCATTCTTCAACTACATAGTTCAAGTATGAATCCACTTTTTCAACAAGTTCATCTTTAGACTTAGAAATTTCTTCATCGAATTTCTTTTCGTTTTCAGCCGTTAAGTATTCTTCGATTTCTGTTACCTTAGATTTGATAGCAGCTTCGAATACTGTCGCAGCTTTTGTTTTAAACTCTTCAGATAAGTCATCTTCTCCGGCGATAAGAGCGTCAACATGTTCAGTAACATCTATTTCTTCTTTTGCGTATGAAGCTTTCATGTGTTTTTTACCGGCTTGCATACTAGACATTTCTTTTTTGTCATCTTTCTTATCATCCTTCTTGGCTAAATATTTTTTTAACCCGTCAGGCATTTCGCCTTCAGCGACTACTTCTTCTTCAGAGTCCGTTTCTTCCATTTTACCACTTTGACCTGGGTGGGCAACTTTCGTTACACCAGCCTGTGTGTCAGGTTTTCCAGCTGTATCAGGTGAACCACCTTTATCAGCAGTAGCGCTAATCTGGTCAGAAACTTTGTTAGACTTTTTAGTTGCGTCTGGATTGCTGTCAGTAGGTTTAACTACAGCTGGACCTAAATCTTCTGCATTATTCATGCTAGCGATATGAGAAGGCTCAGCCGCTACAGCATTCTTTTTAGGTGCATCCGCAGCTGCTTCTGCAACAGCCTCAGCCTCTAACGCCTCTAAGTTTTTTGCTTCTGTATCGGACATTTGAGATATCTCCCTTTTATTTAATCTTCTTAAAAAAATTAATTTTTTCTTTTCTTATTGATATTTATACATTTAGAGTTTTCCAAGAAAATTCTTAAACACTTTGACCTTTGCTTCTGCTAATGCAATCGCTTTGGCCTGCTGAATTTCCTTCTTCCAACTCTCAATGTCTTTCTCTAACAATACACCGTTATCCCAAACCCACTCTTTACTCTCCATGATACCTTCTACAAAAGCATCTGGAGCGCTTGGGTCTGCAACGATATCGGCGGCTGTAGCTAAGTAAAAATCCTTACCCACATAGTTAGCACCACCTTTTTGCACCAAGGAACCCATACCACGAGAAGAAACACCAAGTGTTGCACCCTCGTCAATAAGATTTTTTACAATCTTACCATATGGAGTATCCATGATTTTCGCTTCACCGATAAAGTTCTTGCCTTCCGGCGTGAGCGCTTTAATCATGTGCGAAACTCTTTCCAAATTAACAGTAGGTCCGTCAGGATGTCCTAACTCACCGAATGCTCTGCCTTTTTGGATAAATTCTTTGTCGTATCTGTTAACTTCTTTGGCTAGAATACCATTCTCGTAAATTCTACCATTACGATTTTTAATGTCAGACTGTAGAAAGATACCACGAATTTTGTACTCTTTCTTACCATTGTTTTCTTCAACAATGTATTGTGCGTCTAATACTTCTTCTGAAATTAATTTCATTATTCTCTCTCTATTGATACTCTCTGTAATATATTTATAATACTTTTTACCTAAACTCTACAATTATTGTGTAATTGTCACCATTGGCGAAATTTTTAGTCGATAAAAGTACATCACCAGTTGGTGCCGTAGCGTTGTTTAGTACCTCATCACCAGCATCTCTAAAGTCCCAATAGCCGTTTCCAGATAATAAAAGAGCAGTAGAGTTAGTGGTTCCTCCCCATATTAACTCAACTGCTGATTTATTGTTAGTTGTATTCACTGAGTACCATATCTTACTAATCTTTCTATTACCGTCTTCGGACATAAAAGTTAGTGCTGATGCATCAACCTTTGTGACCAAGGACTCGCCTGTGCCGTCTGAGAAGTTAGTTAATTTACAAACATATTTAACACCTGTTGTGTCTGCTATAGTTTGTGTCGATACTGTATCTGCCATAAATTCTACCTTTACTGATTGTCGTAATAAGTTTTAGAAAGTTCGCCACGCTCTGTGGTTTCACCTTTCTTTCTTGTTCTCATATAAACTTTTACAGTGTCGCTAGTTCCAGGTTTTGTATATGTTCTTACACCACCAGATACTACTGAGTTTGCACCGTCAGCTGAATCCGGATATGTGTTAGCTACAGTAGCAGAATTTTCATACTGCCAAATATTGTCTGAACCTGGTACATCTACCCATGCCATATGTTTATACTCCTAACTGTGTGTCAACTTCTTTATCAAAATAGTTGTACAACACATCTGTGTTAACATTATGTTGAATGGCAGTTTTATCTACTGCCGTTTCAAATTTTGTTAATATCGTTCCTTCTTCTTTATCTAAATTTCTAAAGAAGTCGTTTACCACATCTTTATGTACTGGTGGTAAACTATTAAATGTGTCAGTGTCAATCTCGTTTGGAGATTTTAAATCACTGAGTTTCATCAGTAGCAACCTCTACTGGCGCCTGAGGTGCTTCAGCTTCTGGCTGAGGTGCATCATTAGGCTCGAAACTAATCTGTTGACCTTGGTCATCAAAGATAGCATCTGTTCTATCATTTGGTCCTGTATATTCAGGTTTAGGGTCACTGATTGCTTCAGCGTTTGCGCCTGTAAAAATATTTTTAGCAATATCTTGTCTGCTATGGTCTAAACCAGCAGCCACTTTATCTCTTAATGCATCTTTGAAAGCCTCACCAGCTTCTGCATTATTACCACTTGCTAAATTATCTACAAAGTTTTTTACATGTTCACTCATAATTACTCCTATGTCATATCAGATACATCATCGGTCGGTGCCGAAATAATGCCATCTTCAACTTCTTGTTTAATTTGATTATCAATGTCTTCGATATCTCTCTGAGATTGTCTAAGAACATTTTTTCTAATATATTCTACTGAATAATATTTACCAACATAATCTCTCATTGCATCTGCTAATCTTAATCTTTCTTGCAACATTTCACTTTCTTTAAGTTCAGCAAAATGACCGTCTTGTAAGAAATTATATTGTAAAGTATCTCTTACAGTATGCCAATCTTCATCAGCAATAACTTTCTTTAAGACTAATTGAGTTCTTAAAATGTCGTTAAATAATTCTGTAAATTTCTTTCTTAATCTCTGTACGAATTTAGTAAACTTTAATTCATCTCTTGTAATCTCTGTAGAACGACCAAGATTAAACCCTTGACTTGCTTCTAATCTACTAGCAGGTACATTCAATGAACGATATAGTTTACTTCTAAAGTATTCAATATCAGAAATCTCACCTAAGTTTTGTCCACCAGGAAGTGTAGTAATATCTGTACCTCTACCACCTTCTCTACTTGGTAACCAGAAATCTTCGAGCATTGACATATAGTTTCTGTCATCTCTAATCTCACCAGTTTGTGCATCATAGACAAGTTTATTTCTATACTTGGCCATAACATCTCTTAGATATTGTTCTGCCTTGACTTTAGGTAAATTACCTACATCAATCTTAAATATTCTTCTTTCAGGTGCCCTTGCAATTCTGTAAATAACAGTTGCATCTTCAATCATTCTTAATTGATTGACAGGTTTGATAGCCTTATGTAAATAAGACAAGACCATATTCTTGTTTTGGTCAATCATTCCTGAAGGACAAAATGCGATTGCATCTATAGCAATCTTAATACCTGAAGTTGTTGAGTTTGTTACACCTTTTTCGTTGAACATGAAGTATTCTTCAAATTCATCGGCCATACTTGCGCCTACTGGAATGGCAACACCGTCTGGTCTTTTCTTTCTTAACTCTCTAATCTTTTTGATTTTACGAGGGTCAATATATCTTAACTCTGTTATACCTTTTACAGGTGAATTTCTGTCGATAATTTTGTGGTAGTAAATTCTACCATCAACATACCATCTTCTAAAAATATCATGCCCTTTGGTGTTAAAGTTTAACATCCTAAGCACTTCTGCAAATTCGTTTTCAATTTTTCTTCTTACATCTTTACCATAAGGTAAATTTTCCAGATTTAGTTTCACGGCATCTTTAAGTTCATTAGCCACGATTGCCTCGTTGATAATGTCCTCAATAGCCATGTCACATTCCGGATGTAATGCGATTTCTCTATATCTACGGATTAAGTCTGCTTCAGTTTTGGCAGTTCCCTCCATGTCGAGGTACTGTCCAAAATAACCACCGGCAGCGATGGTTTGTGTACCATCATCTGCCTGTGGTGCTGTAAAGCTTTGTTTTGGATCCGTTGTCGGTTTTATCCGCTTGATAGAAAATCCAAATAAATCAGCCATAATTTAGTTCCTTTGTGTTTACTTCACTACTATTTATACTACTTTTTAGGTAGTCGTATTAGTTTCAAAGTATTGGTACGCAAAAGTAACGGCGAATTCTTCAATCGCTGTCGCTTCATCGTATGTCAATTCAATCGGAGCAATTGTAGTAGGAAATACACCTCTTAAAGTGTATGAC